GAAGTTCGTATGTAGATAAAGATGTATGGGATGAAACCGGAGAAAATTTAATAACAACAGCTGGAACATCAGCAGATATTTTAGCAGCCACTCCTGATGGAACTCATAAAGAAGATTCATTACAAATTGGACTAATATCACAAGAAGTTTTAGCTATAGAACAAGCTAATGGTTACGGAAGTAATAATGATACTAGCCTTTTAGTAGATTTAACTGAAGATGAAACATCTTATTCATTATCATATGAAAAAATAGTTCCAATTCTTGTAAGTGCAATGAAAGAACAACAAACAATCATAGATGATTTAAAGGCAAGAATAACAACCCTAGAAGGATAATATATAAGATGCTAAGATGGTTTTTTAACTTAGGAGAAAAGACATGGTAGATACCACAGATAAATCAAACGATATACCTAAAGCAACTTTTGGTTATGTTAATGAAGAAGGCGATGCAGTAGAAACTGATGCTAACGCTTTTTCCAACATAGGAAAGATTCAATTCCAAAGAATATTGGAGTTACAAAACCAGAAAAACAGTCTTATTATTCAGATAGAAGAAGCGGACGTTTTAATAAACGCTAAAAAAACTTTTATCATGGATAATGAAATCAATAAATCAGAAGAAGATTCTGAAGTAGAAGAAGCAGAGGTAGTAAAAGATGACAAAGGAGATAGTAACGGAAAAAGTTAGTGCATTAGAACTGCACGAACAAATCTGTGCGATTAGATACGAAAACTTAGAGAGCAGGCTTGAGTCTGGCTCGGCTAGGTTTATCCGTATGGAATACCTTATCTTTGGTCTGTATGGAATGATTATAACTTCAGGTATATTACAAGGGGTATTAAGCTAATGGCAGGATTAACAGTAACCACAGAACCAACCGCAGAACCTTTAAGTCTACAAGAGGTAAAAGAATACCTAAGAGTAGATGATGCCACAGATGAAAGAGTGGTAAGACCTTTGATTCTTGCAGCACGCCAGTTTGCAGAACAGCACATGGGGATTGCCATCATGCAACAAACCCTAACATTGGAAATTGATACTGCTGTAGATACCGACAGTCCTTTACGAGAAGGCATGACCACTGCTCCTGATATTAATTACTACAAGAACTACATAACGCTTCCTAGAAGTCCTGTTATTAGTGTTACTTCTTTAAAAACCTACAACGATTCCGACACCGCAACCACTATGGCTGCAACCAAATACTATGTGGATAATTCTAGGCAACCCGCAAGGATAGTTCTTAGAACAGGGGAGACTTTTCCTGCTGCCTTAAGAGTGGCTAATGCCATTGAAGTTATTTATGTGGCAGGTTATACAACGGCTTTTTCTGTACCAGAGCCAATCCGATTGGGTATGTTGCAACACATAGCCTATATGTATGAACACAGAGGGGATATGTATGACGCAAAAAGCGGACTGCCTTCTCTCATGAAACAACTTTACGCACCTTATGTAGTTCACAAAGGATTAGGCTCAAGTTCCTTGATGTCTATAGGATAAAAAATGACTAGCATAGGCAAGATGCGGTTTGAAATTCAGTTGCAAAAACCAACCAACACCAGAGATACGGGCGGTGGATTAACCGAAGCATGGACAACGCTTAGTAATTTATGGGCGGACATAAAGCCTGTTAGGGGAACGGAAGGCTATAGGCAAGGTCAAGTACAAGAAAAGACAACTCATACAGTCACCATACGCTATAGGCGTGACATAGGTACTAATTACCGCATAGTATATGACAGCGACAACTACAACATAAAAAGCATTGAAAACGTGGACAACAGAGACAGATTCATGGTTCTTGAATGTGAGTTAGGGGTGGCTATCTAATGGCACAAAAAAGCGGAATTAAAAATCTTAAAGCCTTCCAAGATAAACTTGAAAGAAGAATAGTGGATAATCCAGAAAAACATTTAAAGACTTTAGTAACTAGGTGTACTCTTATAGTAGAAAACCATGCCAAACAAAGTATAGCTTCGGGCAGTCCTTCAGGAAGAACATACACAAGAGGGGGAATAAGCCATACCGCTTCTGCAGCAGGAGAACCACCTGCAACTGACACAGGTTTTCTAGTAAGTAATATAACCAGTAGTGTGAAAACAGAAGGCACGCAAGTAATAGGTCAGATAATAGCATCTGCTCCTTATGCCAAGCCTTTAGAGTTTGGAACAACCAATATGTCACCCAGACCTTTTATGCAACCTGCACTAAATAAAAACAGATCAAAGATAAAAAGAATATTTAAAGAAGGCGGGTATATAAAATAATGGCACTAGGTCAATTTGAATTACAAACAGCCATCTACAGTAGGCTTAATGGAGACTCTACGCTAACTAATACAGCAGGAGTTTATGACGAAGTGCAAGAAGGCAATGCCTACCCTTTTATAACCATAGGGGAAGAAACAGTTATTGATTACGATACCAAAGATTTAGCAGGTGGAGAGTTTACAGTAAACATCCATGTTTGGTCGCAATACAAAGGCAGTAAACAAACAAAAACTTTAATGGACAGGATTCATACTTTATTGCATGATTACAGTCTAAGTGTTAGTGGCTTCAATATGATTAACAGCAGATTTGAATACAGCGACATTATGAGAGACCCCGATGGGGTCACAAGGCACGGAGTTATGCGATTCCGAGCAGTTATATTAGGTACTTAAATAAATACTAAGAACCGAACTAACAAGGTTGGCAGATGCCTTTAATATTAATTAGAAGGTAATTAAATACTACCTTCGTAATTGGAGAAAAATATGGCAGCTCAAAAAGGTAGTGCAATGTTAATGAAAGCAGGGAACGGAGGCGCTCCTGAAACTTTCACAACAATAGCAGGGTTAAGGTCATCAAGCCTTACAGTCAATAACGAATCCGTAGACGTAACTAATAAAGACAGTTCTAACAAAAGAACTCTATTAGCAGCAGCAGGGGTTCAATCAATTAGTGTTTCAGGCAGTGGCGTATTCACAGATGCAGCTAGTGAAGCAACAATTAAAACTAACGCTTTAGCTGATACACAAAATAATTATCAATTCTTAGTTCCTGACTTTGGTACATTTACTGGTGCATTCCAAGTGACCAGTCTTGAGTACTCAGGAGAATACAATGGGGAAGTAACCTACAGTTGTTCTTTTGAAAGTGCAGGTGCTATAACCTTTGCCACAGTCTAATCATGGCTTGGCTAGAAGTAACAGTCAAAGGTGCTAAAGGCAACATCCCTGCTATGCTTAATGGGGATGTACTTGAAGTAGCCAACCAGTTAGGAAAAGACCCATCTGACGTAACAGTAGATGGTAAGTCCTATAAGGTGTCATCAAGTTCAGTAGATGAAAGAGATGACATAATTAAAATCAAACTTGCAATGGCAAGTACAACGAAGGAGAAGTCAGATGACAAACCCACTAAAGGGCGAGATTGAAATAGAGTTAGGCGGTCAAACTTATAAATGTAGATTGACCATTGATTCACTGGTAAAAATAGAAGATGAACTTGACAAAGGGATTCTTGAATTAGCTACTGATATATCACAAGCTAAAGTAAGACTACGAACATTAATTGTAGTTCTTAGATACGCATTGAGGGGTGGTGGTAACGATTTTGATGATAAAAAAATCAAACAAATCTTAACAGGAGCAGGGATTATTTCTTCTTCTGCCATAGTTGCTCAACTTTTAGCAGATTCTTTAACTGACCCTGAAGCAGAAGAAGAAGGTGACTCGTCAAAAAAGCCACAGGAGACTCAAGAATAGAATGGAAACGTTACATACAAATATGTATAGGCATGATGAACATGCGACCAGTAGATTTTTGGGATTTGTCTTGTATAGAGCTATGGGAAGCCTTGAAAGGATTCAAGCAGTTTCACAGTGCTGAGTCAGAAAAACCTATGTCCAAAGACGAGCTAGATGATTTAATGGAATTATACCCAGACTAATATGGCTACAGTAGACGAACTAATTATTGCTATTAAGGCAGATACAAAAGACCTTAATAAAAAACTTGATAAAACAAATAAGCAATTAAAGAAAACAGGCAAAGAAGCAAAAAAATCAGGTAAAAATATTGGTGCAGCTTTCTCTAAAGGAAAAGTAGCTGTAGTTGCCTTTTCTGCAGTAATGGTAAAAATGGTTACTGTAATAGCTAAAGTGGGTATGGAGTTTGAGGATTTAAAAGATTCTTTAGACGTTGTATTTGGTTCTATGAAAGAAGGCGATAAAGCCATGAAACGGGTTTTTGAGTTTGCATCCACAACACCATTCCAAGTAGAAACAGCAACCAAAGCATTTATAGCCTTGAGGTCTGTAGGAATAGACCCCACCGCTAAAATGTTACAAACTTTTGCTGACACAGCATCAGTATCAGTAGACCAGTTAGGAACTTTTGAAGCACTTGTTAGAACAGTGCAAAGGTCTGCAGCAGGTGGTCTAGGTCTTGAAGAATTAAATATGTTAAGTGATAGGGGTATTCCTGCACTTAAAATATTATCAGAAGAACTGGGTCTTACCAAAGATGATATAGCTAAGTTTGGTAAAACAGTAGAAGGTGCAACTTTAATTACGACAGCATTACAAGAAGGCTTGGAAAAAAGATTTGGCGGTGCAATGGAAAACAAAATGGATAATCTTTCAACAAAGACATCCAATATGACTATTGCGTTCAAACAATTAGCAGACGAAGTTTTTAAAGACGGATTAGGAGATTTTCTTAAAGACATGGCAGATGCTTTAAGAGAAATGGCAGAAGCAGCGGTGTTAGCAAAGCAAGCAGCTTCAGGCAGAGGGTCAGGCGTAGGAATGGAGAGTCCTGTTTATACGGACAGAATGACCAAAGGGCAAAGGAAGCAAGCAAGACTAGATTCCATGCAAGCTAACATAAACGCTCGCCAAGAAGTGGCAGCTCCCTTGAGACTAAAGGTGCAGAGTAAAGTTGATTCGTCAAAATTGGACAGCGTTCGGAAGTCTGCAGCTATTGCATCAGGTGTGGTTTTTATGGCAACAGAGGCAGAAATTAAACAATTAGACCATTTAAACATACAGATAGGTGAACTTACACGCAACTATGATCTACTGATACAGGGTAGGACTTTACTTTCTGATCAAGAGAAAACAGATTTAATGAGACAAGGAGAATTGCAAAACAGTCTTACTTTTATCACTAGTCTTATACAAAAAGACATAGGGGCAACCGACCAGTTGGCTTTTGCCAAAGCTAATTTAACTGAAATATTTAGAGACAACGAAGATGCCCTTTTAGGCATGGGGTACGAAGAATCAAAGATTATAGCTTTGCTAGATGAACATGCTGAAAAAACAGAAAAAGTTGCAACCTTCAGCGAAGAAATGGAACAAGTTATAATCAGCACCTCACAAGCATTTGCTAACGATTTTGTTAAATCTCTTCTTGACGGAGAAGATGCCTTAGAGTCATTTAAGAATTTTGCTAAGAATATGGTTTCGCAAATCATAGCTATCTTTTTACAAATGACAGTTATTAATCAGATATTGAATGCAATTTTTGATGCAGGTTTGTCTACATACAGTTTTGGTGGTACAGGTGGTGGTAAAGGTAAAGGTGGTGGTGGTGCAAGGTCAGGTGGTGGTACAGTACAAAAAGGCGTGCCAACAATGGTAGGAGAAAGAGGTGCGGAAATATTTGTGCCTAATACTGGCGGTACTATCATGAACAACATGAACAGCAAGGGTATGGGTGGAGGAACTACTGTAATTGTTAATCAGTCTGTTAATTTTGCAACAGGTGTAGTTCCAACAGTAAGAGCAGAGGTAACTAAAATGATGCCTATGATTTCTGATGTAACAAAAGGTGCAGTGCTTGAAGCAGCGGTGCGTGGTGGTTCATTTAAAAAAGGATTAATGGGAAGTGGCTAAACTTATCTCAATGCCTACGACTCCTAACTTTACTAGGAGCAGTTTTAGTTTGTTTAGAGCAATCGGACAAACGGCTTCTCCATTTACAGGGAAGCAACAAACACAAGAATATGATGCGGTTTACTGGACTGCAGACGTAACACTTCCTGCCATGAATAGAACGCAAGCTAAAGAATGGCAATCTTTTCTATTGCAATTAAAAGGCACTACAAACCACTTTAAGTTTGCTGACCCTGATGCACTAACTAATACAGGAACATTCAACACAACGCACCTAATTGGCGAGAATAGGGTGGCTAACACCAACGTAGCCTTAACAGTTACTAATGCAAATACATTTACAGCAGGAGCTAGTACATTTGCTAATGCCATAGTTGGAGACTTCATTCACGTTACAGGATTGGCTAATGAAGAAAACAACGGCACACATAAGATAACCACAAAAACAAGTGCTACAGTTGTGGTTGTAGACAGCACATTAACCAACGTAAGTTCCACGAACAGTTGTAAAGTACAAATGAATGTTAAAGGGGCAACAGGGTTAAACCTTATAACATCAGGCAGTTACACAGGTACAATTAAGAAAGGAGACTATCTAGGAGTATTGGGTGCAGCTTCAGCAACAGCAGACCCAGTGCAATTAGTTATGGTGGTGGAAGATGCCGTTGTAACGGATGCAAGTCCTGACCAATTTTCAGTGCAGACAGAACCTAAGTTAAGGTCTACTCTTGCAAGCGGTCATTATGTTTTGTTTCAAGCACCTAAAGGAAAGTTTAGATTACAAGCCAATACTGTAGATTGGACTGCAGATAGAGCTTCCTTGTATGGGATGTCATTTTCTGTTGTTGAGGTAGTCTAATGGCAACAAGACAAGGCATAGATACTGCAATAGCAACAAGACTGGGTGCTGATGCACAAACCATGTTCTTTGCTGTCAAAGCAGAGTTTGATACAGACGATATATTGGTTTGGTCTGGCACAGATGACATAACTATAAATTCTGAAACTTATACAGGAGCGGGAACTTTATTGTCTTTAGGGGGGGTAGAGGAAGATATGGAATTAAAGTCCAGTGGGTTAAGTTTAGCTTTATCAGGAATGGATGCAATTGTTCTTGATTATGCTTTAACTGAAAATTACCAAAACAGACCTATAACATTGTTTCTTGGCTTCCAAATGGGCGGTTCAAATGAGAGTGCAGGAGAGCTTACTCTTTTCAAAGGTCGCATGACTTCCCTGACCATAACTGATTCGCCTAATGGTGCAACCATAAGTATTGATTCTGAAAATAGATTAGTGGATTTAGAGAGACCTTCTAACCTTAGATACACTTTAGAGTCACAACAGTTTTTACATAATGGAGATACTGGATTTAATAGAGTGCAACAATTACAAGACAAACAAATTAATTGGGGTCAAAAACAAGACTCAGGGAATTCAGGCGGTGGCGGTAGCAGCACTGAAGAAGTTTACACAATAATGAGATAGTGGTATGCGTAAATTACCTGATTGGGAAATTGAATTTGACGCTTTCCTAAACCGCAATTTATACACACCTTTTGAATGGGGTAAGTGGGATTGCATAACTTTCTCTAATAAATTTGTTATAGCAATGACCGAAGAAAGCCTTTTACCTAATACTTGGAAATGGACTGATGAAAAAGAAGCCATGCAAAGTATATTCAAATACGGCAAAGGAAAAGGGTTAGTGCCTGCTATAGAGAACGCTATAAAACTCAACACTGGTATAGAAGAAATAAAACCTAACTATATACAAAAAGGGGATTTTGGAGTCTACAAAGAAGAAAACGAATTGTGTTTTATGTCTGATGGCATAAATGCTTTAGGTGTTGATGATGATGGGATTGTTGTGAAGCATAACGTAGATGTTGTTAAAGCATGGAGGATAGATGGCTAAGGCAATTAAAAATGCAGTAATTACAGCACTTATTGTTTTTATTGCAATAAAAACAGGAGCGTGGTTGGAAATTGGTGCTATGACATCTATTAATGTATCAGCATATGTTTGGATGTCATTTGCTGTAACTCTTGGCACAGGTGTTATTGGAGGACTAACTTCTAAGGGATTAAACGCTTCAGCAGGAAATTTTGGTTCTAAGTTTGCAGCAAGAGCAGCAACAGCACACAGACAATTAGTTTACGGAGAGTGTAGAGTGGGTGGAACCATAGTCCACATGGAAACCACTGGTACTGATAACTATTTATTGCACGTTGTAGTTGTATTGGCAGGACACGAAATACAAAGCCTAGAGAGCGTCAGGTTAAACGATATAACTTTAACTACTGGTACAAGTACCATAAGCGGTTCAACAGTCTATACAGCTACTAATTCAGATTTTATTAATACAGATAGTGAAAATAACTTTGGTTCAGGAAAGTTAGCTAGATATAGTTTTCAAAATGGTTCGCAAACTGCAGCAGATGGTTTTGCGGTTGCTCAAAGTTCGTTACTTGCTTCAGACCAGTTTAGAAGTTGTGCTTATATTTATTTACAACTGGCTTTTGACCCTGAAGCATTTGGTGGAGGAATGCCCTCTATATCTTGTGTTGTAAAAGGCAAGAAAGTATTTGACCCTAGAGACAACAGCACGGCTTGGAGTGATAACCCCGCTTTATGTATCAGAGATTTTGTAAGTAATACGCAATATGGATTAAAGGCTTTAACTTCTGAAATAAATGACACAACTAATGTAGGAGGTTTTGCAACTGCAGCCAATGCCTGCGAAGTGGATGTTACTCTAGCTGACAACAGTACAACGGAAGATAAATACACCGCCAATGGTTTCACTAATTTTGGTGCAAGCGGTTCAGGAATAATAGAAAGTTTATTAAGTGCGATGGCAGGAAAAATGTCGTATGTAAATGGACAGTTCAATGTCTTCGCAGGAACTACGCAAACGCCAAGTTTAACTATTGTAGACGATAATTTATTAGAACCAGTAACTATCTCAACTAATGCAAGCACAGGAGAATTATACAATACAGTCAAGCCTATTTATGTTGATGCTGCCAATGACTATATAGCAGCAGATGCCCCAGTCTATCAAGACTCCACTTTCTTAACTGAAGATACTCCTAACGGCGTAACAAATGACAAGCCTAATTACGTTAAGCAAATGGAAAAACAACTGCCATTTACAACTACGCACACAATGGCTCAACGAATAGGAAGGCTTGCATTAAAGAACCAAAGACTAACAACAAGCATTAGTTGTTTGGTAGACCTTTCATTTATGAGATTACAACCTGCAGACTGGGTTTACGTTACTAACGAAAGATTGGGTTACTCACAAAAAATCTTTGAAGTAATGGCGGTAAATATGGAAGTTATACAGTCAGATGAAACTCCTGTTCTTGGAGTGAGATTGGCACTTAAAGAAACGGCATCTTCCATTTACTCTTTTGCTACCAGTGATTACAACGCAAACATAGCAGCAGGAAGTAACTTAGCTTCGGGTGGTTTTGTTATAGCAGCACCAACAAGTTTATCAGTGGCTACTGATACTACAACTAATGACAATCTAGGAACAACCTCTGTGACTGTTACTTGGGTAAACAGTGCTTCCCCTATGGTCATTTTTACTGACGTACAATTCAAAAGAAATGGGGCAGCAGATGCCACTTACACCAGTACAACCGCATCTAAAGGGTCTACTAAACAAACAATACTAGGACTTGAAATAGGCGTTGCCTATAACTTTAGAGTAAGACATGCAGGAGTGGCAGGGAGTTATTCAGCTTTTTCTTCTGTGGTAAATCATACAGTTGGAGGAACGGCAGTAGCAACAACAACAATAAGTAACAGCAATATAACTGTTAATAGCACCACAGGTATTATAGAAAATATTGGCACAAGCAGTATCAAAGTTAATAATGAAAAGATTACAGTGGATGGTGATGGTAAGTTAATAGGTATAGGAACTTCTAATATTATTGTAGATAACACTGAATTAGCTTCGTCTGACATAACTGGTGGGTTGGGTTTTACTCCTTACAACGCCACTAATCCAAGCGGGTACGCAGGAGACCAATCTTTACCCACACACACTACAAGTACATCTGACCCTTCAGGTAGTGCCGTTTCAGGCTCAACACATTACAAAACTGGGGTCACCCCGCCAGAACTCTGGATATATGGTACTAGTTGGGTGCATCAAGAAATAAATACTAATACTCAACTTACTATAGGTACTGGTTCAGGACATGCTCTAGCAGGAAATACAAGTATTCCTCCAGATTTAAGAGTTGATGGGGCGGGAACTGTTCATGCTAATAACTACACTGATACAACCTACACTCTGCCTAATGGTGTTTTAATAGGTCACCCAACAATAAGTGGCACAACAATTACATTCCCTTCTAATGATGGTGGGTCAAGCACTGTTGTAACTCAAGACACTAATACTACTTACACATTTGTGGATTCCCTGACGGCTTCTCCTTCTAAGCAAACTCTTTGGACATCAAGTGACGGAGCTTATTATTCTCCTTCAGGAACAACACAAGATGTAACAGTTACTTATTACAATGGAATTTCTACTGACGAATGTGTTATCAGATGGACTTATACTGCTGTAGCATTTAGTACGGCTGATTTTATAACTTCCGTTGCAGAACAGACAGACAGCAATAATAAATTCACAATAGGAAGTATTAGTCCTTCAAGTGCAACCAACAGAAAGGCAGCAACAGTAGTGGTTACACACACAGCTTCTAGTGCAACAATTACTTTAGGATGTCTACTTTCTATAGTCGGTGTAGCAGGAGGGGGTAAATAATGACAACTATAACTTCAAGCAATGGGTACGTTTTAAGACCTATGGTTGATTCTGATGTGGATTTTATAATGGAAGTATTAAAAGATTTTCCAGTAGGCTCTAATAGCTATGAACAAAGAATGAATGAAATATCTACCATGCTGTATGTGACTGATGGATTTACGCCTGCAAAAGTCAAAGCTAATACTGATACAGCAGTTTGTATGATTACAGTTAAGGACAGCGTAAAATTATCGTTCTGTTATTTAAACTTTGATAATTCAGTAGTAGAAATAAGAATGGCAGCAGTACACCCAGACCTTAGAGGAAACAAACACTTCACAGCACAAATGATGTTGAGTGGTTATCTTGCTTATACTCATTGTGAGTGTACGAATTCTATACAAGAAATACTCAGTTCAGGAACAATACATGAGTTTGCTAATCTTTGGAGACCGACCTTTAGTGGTGATGAAACAGAAAGAGATACAGATAATAGATTGGCAGATGGAGATTCTTATACGTTGAAAAAGATACCTGTTACTGCAGCAGAACACGAAACTTATAGGGCAGCACACAGTACATGGGGTTCAATTACTTACACAGTTAGTTAAAGGAGAAAATTATGAGTGATGACAGAGGAAGATTTGGCGGTGACATGGACAGAAATGAGGTTGAAATTGACCTTAATAAATTCATGGAGTTACTACAAGAAAAATCTACATTAAAAGACAGGATAAGAGAACTTGAAGATGAAGGCTCAAAGAACCCCCATCAAAGGTGGATATTCCTTGCTCAAGCTGTAGACAGTTGGCGTATATTCCCTAGAGCCTTTCTAAGCGTTTATATGTATCTGCTTTACTACACTACCTTTTGGTTCATGGAATTGGCAGCACCTAGTTTTGAGCAATCGGGATTAATCTCCATTGTTGTAGGAGCAGGTGCAGCTTGGTTTGGTCTTTACGCAGGAACAAGCGGGTCGTCTAAGAGTTTTAAAGGCGAAGATAAATAGTGGAAGCCTTTGACCTAATTGCAGAAGTAGGATTGCCTATAGCAAGTGGGTTAATAATGGCGTTCTTTATTTTCCTAGTTATGAAACAGATGATGGACAGTCTTGTAGATGAGATTAAAACAGTACAAGGTATATCCAAGATGCTTATAACAAGAGCAGCAACCATGAACAATGACATTATCCGCATTGATACAAGCGTATCTAGTGCATTAAATTTATCTCCTGACCTAGACAGAATAGCGAGAGCAGAAAACTTTGTAGAAGATGGGAAGATAGATGCTAGGAGAGATTAGTGGACATAGCTCAACTAATAGCAGAGTTTGGCTTCCCTGTAGTGATGGTCGTGGGGTTGGGTTATTTCGTTTACTTTGTTTGGCAGACCATAACCAAAAAGATAGACCCTGCAGTAGAACAAATGAAAACCACAATCATAAGGCTAACCGACCAACTACGACTGTTAGACCAAGACATGATACGATTACAGATGAAAGTGAATACTGTTTTGGAGTTAAAAGAAGAAGATGACAAAGAAAGAAGGAAGCAAAGAATCTGAAATTATAGCTATTATTGTGTTGGTTTTTGTATTAAGTGTCGTTGCTCTTAATATTAATGCTTCGCCAATAGTCCATGAATTTAAAAACCCTAGCTTTAGTGGCATAGCTGCATCGGCTCATTACTTAACGATAGATGAACAAGAGACTAAAAGGCGTGATGAATTAGCCGAGAAGATACAGTCAGAATTAGATGAGATTCAAAGGGAAATAGATAACAGCACCCTTAATAAGTTCTTATCCAATTTACAGAGTAGGATATTCAGTAACCTCTCAAGAGACATTAGCGATATGTTGTTCTCCGCAGATGGTGGTACAGGTGGAACAATAGAATTAGAAGGAAACAGCATTTCATTTAGTAATGATGGTTTTAACATCACACTAACAGTCATAGACGAAAATGGCACAATCACAGAAATTGTAATCCCGATTGGGATATTTGGCGTATGTACTTCAGACTGCGCGCCTTAATTGTCTTAGGGTTTGTTACGGGTTGTGCTTCTTTTGCACCACCTAACGCAACCGAATGTTATTTAGTAGGTCTTACCTGTCCTGAAGATGCCAGAGTTGAAAGAACAACTTTAAAGAAGTTATTAGATTTACCACCACCAAAACAAAAGGCAGTTATAGCTGTCTATGAATTTAAGGACTTAACAGGTCAAAGAAAACCTTCTACTAAGATGGCTTTATTCTCAACTGCTGTTACACAAGGGGCAGATAACTATTTAATACAGGCATTAAGAAGTGCAGGAAATGGGGACTGGTTTGTTGTTGTAGAACGCAAAGGATTAGACCACTTGACAAAAGAACGCCAATTAATTAAGAATACTAGAAAGACTTATGACGGAGAGGGCGGTAATAAGTTAAAGCCTCTGTTATTTGCAGGTATAATCTTAGAAGGAGGCATTGTTTCTTACGAGTCTGATATTCAGACAGGAGGGAACGGAGCAAGGTATTTGGGTATTGGGAACACAAACCAGTATCGCAAAGATGATATAACTGTGTCCATGAGGGCAGTTCTCGTTCAGACAAGCGAAGTTTTATTAAATGTAACAGTAAGCAAGACCATATTGAGTGCAGGTGTTAGTAGGGATGTTTTTAGGTTTACAGAGTTAGGAACGGAACTCGTAGAAGTAGAAACTGGCTATACACAAACAGAAGCCACAGGGTATGCAACTAGGGCAGCGATTGAAACCGCAGTCTATGAATTAGTTATGGAAGGCTTAGATAAACAATTATGGGATTTTAATTATCTTCAGGAGGTAAAATGAAAAATCTAATTAAAATATTGTTGGTATGTTTTGTAGCGTCTGTAACAGCAGGCAATAATGACATTTATCTGACGCAATCAGGGGGCGGTGCTTTTACGCTGACTATTGACCAAATTGGAGCAACAAACAAAGTGGGTACTTCGTCTGCACCAGTCACTATGGCAGGGGCATCTATAACGGGAGATTTTAAACAACAAGGTAATACGAACACATTAGCTGCTACGATTGCTCAAGGTAATAGTTCTTCGTGGACTATGTACCAAATAGGAGACTCTAATACCAGTACACTAACGGCAGGGGGTACTGGTGCAGTAACCTCATCAGACTTTGACTACAGTGCTACGGGCAACAGTAACGTGCTAACGTGGCTACAGGGTTCTAGTTCTACAGCAACAGGCGGTAATCAAGACTTCGTTATACAAGGCAATACTAATAACACTAATATAAGGTGTGAAGTTATCGGGTGTATCAACAACTGGAATATTGATGGGAACACCAACGATATAGACGTAACTCAGATAGGAACAGACGATAAATCCATAACCTTTACGTTAGTGGGTGACTCTAATAATATTGATATTGACCAAACAACTGCTGCATCAGGAGTTACAGATACTATTGTGTTAACAGCAAACTCAACAAGCGGTACTATTAACTTAGACCAATGCACAAGTGGCTGTTAATAACTTTATTATCTAGCAATCTATATTCAGATATAGGTTCTATTTCAGAACTGCGAGGCAATGGGGAAGTCTTACGCAGTGTAGGGGGAGATAAACTATTGGCAGAATTGTCTTTAGGTATATTTAGCAATGATGACGTAAGGACAGGAGATGGTCGTATGGCTATACAGTTCTTAGATGATTCAGTTCTCAAACTAACCGAAGGCTCTAGGATTATTGTTGATGAATATATCTATGACCCTGACCCAAAGAAATCAAAGTTAGCTTTAAGAATGGCAAGCGGTACTGCAAGATTTATAACAGGCAAGCTAAATAAGATTGATAAACAAAATGTGAGCATAACAACACCAAGTGCCACCATCTCAATTTTAGGAACGGACTTTACTACGACAGTAGATGAGATAGGTCGCAGTTTAATTATCCTTTTGCCTGATGCAGATGGTAATAGTTCAGGACAAATTACAGTAGAGACTTCAGCGGGTGTAGAAATACTTGATAAGCCGTTTCAAGCGACTATGGTGAGCGTTTCTGAGTCACCCCCTACCAAACCAGTAACTCTAGTAAATATGACGTTAGGGTTGATTAATAATCTTCTTATAATAAATCCACCAGAACAAGTAGAAAAAGCCGTAGCTGAACAAAGTACAAAAAGCACCAATGTATTAGACGTAGACTTCTTGGAAGAAAACTTTGATGAAGATGAACTGGATGAAGATGAACTAGAAATAGATAGATTGGGGATTGACCTTCTTTCAGTAGATTTTTTAATGGATTTACTTGCCTTCATAGAAGGAGATGAAACATCATCTAAAATAGGGGATGTAACCATAGAAGGAATCACAGTAGGTTATGATGCTAAAGCACAGATTTATTCTTTTGTGGATGGCGAGATGCTTATCTTCTTCAGCAT